AGAAAATTATTTTAAGGGGACGTTTAACATGAAAGAGTTTTTAAAAGAAAATATTAAACATTTAAAAAATTTCGGTAAATATATAAAGTATATTATTGATCATCTTTTTTGTATTATTTTGATTGTATGTATTGTTATTTCTTTGTGTTTTTTATTAACAAAAGCTCAAATCGTTAATCCATTAGAAGTAGAAAGTCAACAAATTCTCCTAGCAGGAATAAGCTTAGAAAATTGGGGAACTTGGATAACTGCTATGGGTCTGATTATAACTGCCTTTTGGTCATTATATCAATATAATAAACACAGAAGTAAAGGGCAACAAGAAAGAGGCGCAGAAATTGCTAAGCTCTTTTCTGATGACCTATTAGAAAAATGTGACATTCTTGGAAATGTTATTTTACAATCTGACCTTAATAAAAAATTAATTCATTACAATTATTTTCAATATACTAAATTGAAAAATTTTGATAAAACAGAATTAATTGAATTATTTGGTGATGAAATATGTTTAAAACTTAAAATGGTCTTATTTTCAGATGAAATTCAACAAATTTATTTAAGAGAGTTAGCAAAAAGAATTTCTTTATTTTCTTCAGAAAGAACAACATTGCAATCAAAAGTATATACGACTGAAGAAGCTAATAGTTTATTTATAATAAACAATCAAAAAATGCCATTCCGATTTATAGAATTATTTAATGATGTTCTAAATAAATTAGAATATATTTCTATGTATATATCAAGTCAATCTGCTGGGTCAAATTATGTATATCAATCATTGCATCAAATCTTTTTGAAAACTGTTAAACTATTATATCCAATTATAGCTCTTCAAAATGAAAACTATAGTGATAAGTATTTTACAAATATAATTTGCGTATATAATCATTGGTGTGAATTAAATGAAAAAGACACAGAAATAGAAAAAACGAAAAAGAAAAAAGTATATAAAATATTAAATCCAAAAATAAAAACAGTCTAATTGACTGTTTTTTTATTTATTATTATGATCATTTTTTTCTCCATTTAAACTTAATTCATTCATCCAACCTACAAACATTTTATCTCCTCCTTTTTAAAATATATAACAATATTACATATTTTAATTTACTATATTATATTCATAAATATAATAAAAAGTCAATAAATATTATATATCTAGAAACAAAAAAAGAGGTAGACGGAAATAATTCCAATCTACCTCAAAATTTTTGAATAATATTTTTTTATTGTAGCATAATAATATTACAATAAATTTTTAATTAACTTATTAATTATTAATTTATTTAAAATACCTGTCATTCATTTATTTTTAAATGTTTGTATAGGTATTTTTTATTGTATTCCACCTGTCCATTTTGCGAAACCTACTTTGTGTTTGTTAGTTCCATCTACTTTGTAAACAATTATAGGTCTATTCTCAAACAGTCCCCAACATTCCGCTTCTTCATATGGATTTAAATATCCAATTGGTTCTTTTAGTGTGCAATCTTTGTATATCGTCTCTTTTGTACTTCCATTTTTATATTTCTTCAATTCATATCCCTCCGATCCATTAGGATTTTGTACTGGTACACTTGGTTGTGTAACTTCTGTGTTTCCATTTATATTCAAAAATTCAAATAGTCCATCTGCTATTGCTTTTGCACATTTATTTCTATAATCATCATTTTTTAATAATGCTAATTCTGTTGCATTATCCATGAATCCACATTCACAAAGAATTGCTGGTGCATCACTTTCTCTTACAATATGTAAATTTCCTACTTTTACTCCTCTATTCCTTAATCCTGTTGATTCTATCAATTTATTTTGAACACAATTAGCTAACTTTTCGGCTTTTCCACCTCTTGCTATTATATATGTTTCAATTCCTTGTGCATTTCCCCAATTTCCAGTAAAAGCATTAGCATGTATACTGATTACATAATCAACATTATTACTATTCATTTTATTCGTTCTTGTCCTTAATGGTACATCTGTAACACCACTTGTATCATCCGTTCTTATAGTTTGTATTCCATTACTATGTAAAATATTCTGTAACTTCGTAGCCGTTGCACTATTAAAATCCCACTCTCTCATACTATCGTCTGGTGCTCTTTTACCTGCCGTATTATGTCCGTGTCCTGCGTCAATTGCTATTAACATATCTATTACTCCTCTCTGTTTGGAATATCTGAAGGATCTTCATATACATTTCCTTCTGGTTTTATAATCTTTTCATCTGCATTTGAAGAAATTATTTTTTCATCATTATCATTAAATTCTATTGCCATCTACTTTCCCTCCTTTTTATTGTAACTATTAGTAGAAATCATAAGCACCGCTCCCAAAAATGTATCTACCGCCATTATTGTTCCTCCAATCTGCTCTGCATATGGTAAATTCCATATACTAGCTACGGCAATATATAGAGTTGCGATAGCTGGTAATACTATTTGTGCTATGTATTTTAAAATATCGTATGTTTTATTACTCATATTTTTTCCTCCTATCTAATTATTTTTGTTTCTAAGTTAAGCAATTCATCCATCATTTTTTTTACGGTTCCATTTCCACCTAAATTTTTATATTGTTCATACATCTCTTCTAGATTTTCTTTATCTAATATTGGAATTTCTCCTTTAGTTTCAAATTCTCTATATCGTCTAATTATTTCATTTCGCAACAGGGCCTGTACTCCAAGCTCTATCGCTAAATCTTTTTTCTTATTTCTTTTAAGTTTAGTAGATATAAAACCTACTATTCCTCCTAAAATAGTAGGGAGCAAATAACTTAAAATTATTTGTAATATATTAATTTTTTCCATAGTTTTCTCCTATATAAATAAATTAAAGAACATTAACAAATTTAAGCTTATTAATGTTCTTTTTATAATTCTTATTTTTTATAGATTTCTATTGTTGCTCCTGCTTTAATAATTCCAGAAAATTTAAGACTTGTTATATTGCTAGAATCTACTGGTCGACATACAGAATACATATTACAAAGATAAGCATCATTCACTCCAATAGATCCACTTTGACAATTTAATAAACATAAATTTGTATTAGCTTTATATTTTAATATACCATTTGTTAGATTAGCGACTTCATCTACTCCTCTAACAAGCCATAGTCCTGCAGTAGTGTTATTGTATCTAACAATACCAGTATATCCCCCTGTCTCTTGTCCTCCGTCTGCATAAGTTTGTGTTATAACATTACGACAAATATCTAATTCTGTATTATTCGGAACAATATATATGTTTCCTGTTTTTGATCCAGTAAAAATAATTTCCCAGGTTCCACCATCTTTGTTTATATCTAATCCATCTACTACAAGATCAGTTGTATCTTCTTTTACCTCTATCTTCTTTACTAATTTGTTTAGGTCAGAAGTTATTTTATTTAAATTTTCGGAATTAATAACAGTTCCCTTCTGAATTATCTCTTCTTCAGAAATATCTTGTATTTCATATCTTACAATTTCTCCAGTTTCCTTATTTTTCAAAATTATATCTTTTGGATTTTGTAAAATTTGATCTTCAAATATCATATTACTTTCTCTCCTTCATTTGTTTTATCTCGTTTTGTAATTCTTCTATTGTTTCTTGTTGCTCTTGCACTGCTTTCCATAAAATAGATGTCATAGTATAAGCATCTATTGCTTGATTATTAGTTGACATTACCTCTTTTGGTGTTTTGTAATTTTCTCCAATAATAAAGCCAATATGTTTTTTAGTTTCTTCTTTTTCTCCTTTATAATTAAAACTATATAGTTCACCATTTTTAACTATATCTAAAGCTTTATCTGTAAATTGTGTTATGTCCCTTTTCTTTTCTTCCAAACTATCATATAAGTACGAATAAGCATGTATATCAGCCAAAACATATAAATCGTTATCTGTAATAGTACGTTGACTATCTCTGTTGAAATTCCAATTTAAACCATCTAAATTAATTAATATGTTGTACGGATTAAATTCAAAATAATTTGTTGAACCACCCACTCCAAATCCAGAAGGAGTAAAATAAGCCCTATTTCCTGAATCGTCTTCAATCCAAAAAGTTGGATTTTCTTTTGTTCCTCCACTTAAGTTTATTTTTCCACCCTTAAATGTACCATTATTACAAGTCATATTACCGTTTTTGTCTATTTTAAAGTTATCATTAGCAGAAACAACTCCGTTGATATTTATTTTCTCCGCTTCAATAGAAATTCTCTCAGCACTCTGATTAATTTTTGAAATAATTTCATTTTCATCAACCTTTTTTCTAACTTCTAAATTTATTTCTTCTGCAGTTTGTTCAATAGAACTATGCATTTCTACCTTAGTAGCATACAAATCATTTGCATCATTTTGTACAAGGTATTTACAATCTATTTTCCAATGTGGATATTCTTTTATATATACATAATTTTTACCTTCTAACAATTCAATCTCAAAAGATCCAACTGTTTCTTCAATTGGATCTTTTAAAACTGTAATTATTTTTCCTTCCCTTTGAATATATCTTAAGACTTTTACTTCGCATAAATTAGTATCTACATTCCTTTCAATTACTAATTGATCGTGTATCTCATTATAATCATTAAGTCGTTCTTCTATTTTAAAGACATATTCCCTTACATTTTCTGAAGGGTCTATTCTCGACTGAGAATCTATTACTAATGTAATCTTATTGTATTCTCCTTGTGTTGTTAAAAGAGAACTTGGAAACAATTTAGAATTTGGATATAGATATAATGGATCTCTACTTTTTCCATACATAATTAGTTTTAAAACTGGAAATGCTTCTGCATTACTCAAAATCAGTTGATAATTTCCACTCACTGTATTAGTAAAATCTTGTACATTATCGACCTTTTGACTTATTTCGTCTAATGTTTGTGTTACTTCAGATATTTTCTCACTATTCTCATCTGTTTCCTGTACTAATTGTGTTATTTTTCCTTCCGCTTCATCTATTCGACTTTGTACTCTTCTATTAATAAGTTTTTGACTCGTTCCTTTTCCTGCTGTATCTTCTCCTATTTCAATTTCTTCACTATTATCTCCTGTAATTTCTATTATGTTTTCTTCACTCATCGTTTACCACCCCACAAACCAAGAAGTTAGGTTCATATCGTCCTGACTGATCTCCTGGCGGATATATTACTGTACTTATATCTCCATTGGCATAATCGATCCTAATATCGTAGAAATATTCTCCTTCTTTTAAATCTGTATCTTCACTTTCGAATCTTATCTCTATTTTTTCTTTAGGATCTGTTACTTTTATTTCTTTCTTTATCAACGTTTCTGTAGAACCAATAAAAGTTTTAACCGTTAGTGTTATAATATCCCCAACTTGAAAAATATAGTTTTTCTTTTTTATATAGATAGTTCCTGTGTTTTTTTTATGGACTCTTATCATCCCATTTGTAACTTCGAACATAATGTCCTCCTTAATCTATCGCTTTTACCGATAAAAATGTATTCATTTTTCCTCCTCTAGTTGTAGGCTGTTTGTTATTAACATCTCCAAAATTCAATGTTATTTTGTCTCCCTCTTGAACATCTACAATTGGGAAATTAACGGTAACGCAACTATAAGATTTTCCTTCATACGCATTCAATTTTTCTGCTACTTTAGTAGTATTTTTCATTATTGTTGGCGAAAAATATACTTGCGCTGAGTCTATGTATTCAAAGTATATTTGTGCTTCTACAGAAATTTTTGTTATACCTTCCCCAATAATAACAGCATTATTATCTAAACTTAATTTATCTCCAATACCTATACTAGCTTGTAATCTACATGTTGCATTTTGACTTGCTATTTGTGCGCCAGTTTGATAAGCAACAATTTCATTTTTTTCTACTGCTTTGTTTATTGCATTCTCTGTATTATTTTCCATTTGTTTTAAATTTCCAGAATCTATCGGTGTTTCCTCACTTGGCTCATCTTCCCATCCAATTCTTTCTAATTCAACTTTCATTTATTTTCCTCCCAACTTTTTTTATTTCCTTTTAAATTCTCTATTTCAGTTTGTTGTTCTTGGACTGCTTTCCATAAAAGAGATACCATCCCATATAAATCAACACAATTCATTCCTCTAGCATTTTTACTTACTATTTCTTCTGGATAATTATATCCTTCCCCTATAACCATTCCATACTTTTTACCTTTTGCATTTTTATAATTATATTCACAAATATCCGCTTTTTTTACAATATCCATTGCAGTTTTATTTTTTGTTACTTTATTCCCTAATTTTTTTATATTTTTTTTGCTTTTTATATCAGACCATTGCTGTAAGGTTTCACAAGAAATTTCTCCATTACAATCAATATATCCTCTATAAATATCATTGGTAAAAATTCCTATTTGAACAATACCTTGTCCATCTAAATTTCCATTATTAAACCTTATTTGATTTCCCCAAAATAATGTTCTAAGACCATTTTGATCCACTAATACAAAGTCATCAGTTTCACTGTTTGGATCTACTAGCATACTTAAAGACCCATTTCTTATATTAACGCTATCCATAGTTGCTTCTTTACAAGTCATGTTGCCCTCTTCGTCAACATTAAACTTAGATCCGTTAGTTATAAGTGCTCCGTTTATTTTTGCATCTCTGCATGTCATATTTCCTTTTTCATCTATAGAAAATCCTTCATTTATAGTTGTATATCCTTCCAAAGCCATCTTATTAGACTTTATTCTAATTTCTTCAGGACTTAAATTTATGGAAGAAATTATTTCATCTTCATTCACTTTTTTACTTACTTCTAAATTAATTGCATCAGCGGTTTGACGAATCTTTGCATTTGTTTCCATTCTACTTGCAAATTCTTTGTTTAATTTAGTATTAAATAAATAAGTAGCTTCAATATTCCAATTAGTAAATTCTTTTAGAGATATATAGTTATTTCCTTCATAAAGTTCTATATCTAATTTATCAATTATCTCTTCTTTTGGTTTATCATAAATCAAATAACTTCCGTTTTGATATGTAATATATCTCAATACTTTTACAACACAAATTCCTGTATCCTTTTCTATTTCTATTACAAATTCATCACTTTTCTCTCCATAACTTCTTAGCGGTGTATTTATATAAAAACTATATTCTTTTTTCATAAAAACTTTAGGTTTCGGAAATAATTTTTTACTTGGAAATAGCCTCTTACTTGGTAAAATTGGATTTGGTTCAGTATATCGACTATAGGTACCAATTAAAAGAGTTATTGTAGTTCCTCCTTTTTTAGGGAATAACTTTTTATTTGGAAATAGTTTCTTACTTGGATATATTCCTTTTACACTTTGTGCTTGTGCTTTAAATCCAATTATATTCATTTTTAAGGCATCTTCTAAAAATAATTCATTTATTCCTTTTACTGTTTTCTCAAAGTCTAATATTTCTGTTACTTCTTGACTTATTTCGTCTAATGTTTGTGTTACTTCAGATATTTTCTCACTATTCTCATCTGTTTCCTGTACTAATTGTGTTATTTTTCCTTCCGCTTCATCTATTCGACTTTGTACTCTTCTATTAATAAGTTTTTGACTCGTTTCTTTTACTGTGGTTTCTTGTTTTTCTTTTATTGCTATCTTGCTACTTATTTCTGCTATAAATCTTCCTTGGAAATCCGCTTCCCCCTGATAAAGTACAGACTTTCCATCTATAATTAGCTTATCTCCTTCGTCTAATGCAGGATCTATTATTGTTTTTCCTTCAAAACTATAAGCTTCAAATTCTTTCATCTGATTATAGATTTTTTCTACTTCATCTTCTTCAATAATGTACATATTCTCTTGATTAATCCATAAGTTATTCCCTGTATCGTCTCCAAATTTAAAACTTTCTACGCCATTCTCGTAGCTTACTTTTGAAATATTATATTTTTCTCCCCATTTATATTCTCCAAATAATTCCAAAGGAATTTCCTGCGAATCTTGATAAAATTGTCTTATATATAATTTTCCATCTCTTCCTATACAAGCAAAACCTCCAGCACATTCTGATATGTAACTTAAATATTCTCTTGCTGTAATTGTATTATCATAAACAGAAACTTTAGTATCTGAGTTAAGAAAAGAAGTAGAACCTATTTCTACTCCTGCTTTCTCACATATATCTTCTAAAACTCGCATTAATGTAGTTGGATATGTTAATTTACTTCCATCATAATTAAATTCAAATTTAGACATATTATCTATACATTTCACTGTCAAAGTATTGTCATCATTATCTGTATAATCATCTACATTAAAAATTCCAATCGGAATCATCTCATATTCATTATTTATTAAAATTCCATAATCTACTTTAACTTGACTAATATTCTCCGTAACTTGGTTTTTATATATTTGTAGTTCTATATATCTACTACTTGTACTACCAAGTTTTAATTCTTCATCATCAAATAATGTTTTTCCTACTTTGAAATCAAGTATATAATTTGGATCTATAAGTACATCATCTATATAAATGTTAAAAACACTCTGTACATTTTCATATATTCTTTCTTTCCATTTTTGACTTGTACTATACATTTTTAGCCTCCTGCATTAATTACAGTTTGTTTTTGAGCTTCTGTTAATTCTTTTTGCATCAAATTAAAAGATACTTTCCATAAACTTTTGGAAGTATCTTCATCCTTCCCAGTTAAGTGCATTTCACTTGTTCGCTGGCTCACTCTAAATTTTGCATTTTCTAATAACCCACCTTGAACACTAGGACATTTTACAGTTACTATAAGAGGATTCCTATATGTTAATTGTAATAAATGTTCTGCTTCTTCTTCTGTTAATAGATCCCATGTCATTTCTAATTTTAACATTCCTACTGCAATTGGATTATCTACTAATGCTCCTGTTACTTTACTTGTGTAACTATCATTGTCTGTATCTTCTATATTATCTTTATATGTCGAAGGTGTTTTTTGCACCTGTCCATCTACTTTCCATAACATAATCTCTCCTCCTATATTGTAATACTTGCTGTTCCATTTCTTCTATGTGCCTGTCTAATCAAACTTTCCATTTCAACTGCTACTTTATGGCTTCCAAATTGAATAACTAATTGCTTTATTCCTTCATTCCTACTTGAGTTATTATCTTGATATCTTGACATTACTCTATCAAATGTTTCTTCCATAATATTTTGTGGTGTTACAATTTCTGGATTTGTACTTGCTCCTGGATATTCTGCCATTTCTGCTATTGTTGGTACTCTTAATACTGCTCCTTTTGCTAGTCTTGGTAATGATATTGTACTTAATTGCAAACTTATTGGATCTAACCCTATTAATGATCCTACTGCATTAGCAACATCACTAATTCCTCCTAGTACCCAATTGATTCCTTTTATTACTCCATTAACAAATCCTTCTATACCACCTAATATTGCATTTATAACGGATTTAATTGCTCCCCAAATACCATTCCAAACATTTACTACTGTATTTTTTATACCATTCCAGATATTATTCCATACTGTGCTTATAGCATTTAATACAGTTGTTATAATTCCTTTTACAGTTTCTATCACTGTTGAAATAGTTCCTGAAATTGCATTCCAAACTGTAGAAACAACGCTTTTTATAGCATTCCAAATTCCACTAAAGAAATCACAAATACCTTGCCAAGCTTTTTCCCAATCGCCAGAGAAAACTCCAGCAATAAATTCTATTATTCCTTTTAGAGCCTGAATTACTCCTCCCAATATATTCATTATCGAACCTATAACACTGCTAATCGTATTCCATAAACTTTCAAAAATAGGTTGTAGTACTGGCAACACATTTATTACAAACCAATCAATTAATGGTTTTAATATATCATTCCATAATGTTTGTAGCAATGATATTATATTATCTATTAATGGTTTTAAATGTTCGTTGTATAAGTTTATAAATGCATTTTTTATACTTTCTATTGCACCATTCACAACATTTCTTACAGTTTCAAAATTTTGATATAAATAAACTAATGCAGCTATTAATCCAGTTATAGCTAATATAATTAATGTTATTGGAGACGTTAACGCTGAAAATATAACAATTAGCCCATTCAATATTGCTTGTGCTGCATTCCATAATCCAATTGCTGCTACTACAATTGCTATCGCTGCTCCAACAGCTTCTAATACTGTCACTGCCGTTTCATTTTTAGCTATTGATTGTAATGCATTCCCTATTGTTGTTAATAATTCTCCTATTGAAGACATTACAATTTCTAATATTACGCCTGACATCTCAGAAAAACCTGATATTACTGGTTCTAAAAATTGTACAATTCCACTTATCGCTGTCAATACCCCATTTAAAAAATCTTGAAAACCTGTACTAGATACTAAATTTAAAATAGCCTGAGTAATGTCGTTTATCATATTAGCAATACTTTGTATTATTTCTGTTCCATTATTATCATTTTTCCAAGCATTTGTCCAAGCTTGGCCTATTGCTCCTATTGAATTTAAAATATTAGCCAATATTGAATATATTGTTCCATTAGTAATAATATCCTCAATACTTTCCCACATAACACTTACACTAGCCAGTATTCCATTTATTGCATTCTTTGCTGCTTCTACCACTATACTTCCATATTTGTTCCAACTGTCTACGATAGGCTTAAAGAAATCATATAATTTTTGACCTAATGCACTCATTTGACTGTCAGCTTGTGATAAATCAAAACTTGGCGCCACACTTCCTCCGCTACTACTTCCATTTTCTGGATTAGTTACTTGAATGTTGTTTATTTCATCATGTACTCCTGCTAATTGTTTTGTCTCTTCTGCTACTTTCTTTGCACTACTTTCCATCCTTTTATATGATTTTGCGCTAGCTTTTGCAAATATATTTATCCCTGTTAAAGCATAAACCACGCTTTGTATAACCTTCAATAATTGATAAACTAAATTTGTGATAGTCTGAATTACTGGTGCTAATGCATTACCTAGTGCATACTTCATATATTCGATATTTGCTCTTAATTGTTGTGCACCTGCGTTTTGACTCGTAAGCCACGCATTTGCTATTCCACTTATAGCTCCATAAATACTTTCTAAAGAAATAAGTGCTGCTGCATATTTCAAGACGTGTCCAATCCCTTGTTTCATTCCTTTTCCCATTTGAGTTATCTTTGCACTTATCTTACTTGTTATTTTAGGTAATTGATTAAATGTTCCTTTTATTTTTGATGTAACATTTACTAAAGAACTAAAAGTATTTTTTACTTTTTCTACTGCCCTGCTCCATACACTTTGTTTTGTATATATTTGTTGTATTTGTTCTGCTATTTGACCATATTCTTGTTTAGTGGTATTTAACTTACTATTTAAAGTTTGTATTTGTTGCTCTAGTTTTGTTGCTTCTTTAGATAAGCCTTGATATTCTTTATTATCTCCTAAAGCATTATTTACAGTTGGCTCTATTGCTTTGTTCCCTAATTCTACTCCTTCTGGAGTGTATTGTTTCCAAGTATTAGCTTGTATATTATCCATTTCTACATATACTTGCCTTAGTTTTTGTTTTGCTTCTTCAAGTTGTCCTTGATATTTTTCTACACTTGCTCCTGCTTTATCAAATTGACTTTGTAATTGCTTATCCACGCTAGTGTTTTTTACTTCGCTTATTTTTTGTTTTACTTGTTGTACACCCTGTTGAACTTTAGTAAGCATTCCTTTTGTTTCTATGTTGCTCAAATTGCTTTCTACTTGTTTTATCGTCTTTTTTAATTGTGGAACTATCTTCTTAAATTCTATTAATGCTTGTTCAACACTAGCCTGTACAACTATGTCTAATTCTTCTACCGTTATCTTAATCACCTCTTTTCAAGCATAGTAAAAAACACCTACATTTCTGTAAGTGTCTAAAATATTTTTATGAATTATTTTAATAATTCTTTTTTCTTTTTTTCAAATTCTTCTTGAGTTATTATTCCTTCATCTAAAAGTTTTTTAAATTTCATTATTTCATCTGCATTTGAAATATTTGTTTGAATAATATTTGTTTTATATTCTTCTATTTTTTTTAAAATAAAATTATAAATTTCTTCTGACTTTTTAGGAATCTCTTTATTAAAGGCTCTTAATATTAAAGTATTAGGGTCTTTTGCTGCTTCTAAAGTAGTATTTCCTAAAAAACCAATATTTTGCTTTGTTTCTATCGTTCCTGATGTTAAAAATTTTATATATCCATTTGCCCAAATACTAGGTTTTTTATATTCAATGCTTGTTAAATCTTTGTAAAAGAAAGTTCTATCTCCTTTTAATCCTTGTGAAACAAAACCTAATGCTGTGTTTCTTGATATTACGATCCTATCATTATAAACTAATAACATTCCATTTGTGCACTTTAATTGAAATATTTCCACACTTATTCCCTCCAGTTAAATAATACCATTATTTTACAATTTATGCAAGTTTTATTTAAATTTTCTTAATCTTGCTATTTGTTCTTCTGGAGATTGTATTTTTATTTTTGGTTCTTCTTTAAATAATTTAGAAAACATCTTCTTTAATGGAATTACCTTTGGTCTTTTACTCATACTATCTGCTTTTATTAATTTATCTGTTACTGCTTCTTGTAATAATATTTGTATTTTAAAATCATCTAATAGTCTGACCATATTAGTTTTTAAAAACGTGTTTATATATCTATACTCACAATTCCAAAATTCGTCAGGTTTCATATTAAAATAATATGAAAGTGGCTCTAGTGAAAATACTAATTCTTTTAATGTTTTGGTCAATTTGATATTTTCTATTAAATCATCTATGCTCTGTATCCTTGAAACTCTTGCTCTGCTACTTTTGCTATTGCTTTTTCTGCTGAGTTCTTTATAACTTCGTTCATATTCATTGATGATAAAGGACTTGACATCTTGTCTTTTAGTTGTTCCTTTGTCATCTTGCTGTTGAAAAAACCTTCTTTATTTATATCTGTTGCAATTTCTTCAAATATATCCTTATATGTCTTTTTATTTTCTTCCATATAATCATCTATAAAGTCATACACGTCTGTACTACTTTTAAATGAACTTGTTTTGTCTTCATTCTCTGCTAAAATATAAATTATTTTGCTTAAAGCTTCTAAATCAAATTCATTCATAGCTTTAAAATATACATCTTCAAAATTTTTTCCTTCTAATCTTTTAGCAATATCTGCTATCTTTCTTGTTCTTAGTACTAAATTTATTTCTTTATTTTTTGTTTTTAATAGCATTATTATCTTCCTTTCTTTTCTCCTCTTTGCAAAAAGGAGAATGTCTTTTTCAGACATTCTCAAATATATTTATTTCTTCTTGTTTTAACCAGCTGATGTTGGTAATCCTTTTGTTTCAGAAACTTCTGTTGATTTGTATAATGTTATCGTTTCTTGTAACATTTCATCAACAGCTAAGGCTGCCATTCCGAGTCTTACTTTAGCTTGAAAATTAAAGCATACTGGCTTTTGTGGTGTAGTTGCTGTTTCTTCTGGTAATAGTATAAACCAGTAATAATCTTTTGTTTTGTCTAAAGCTTTTAATTTATCATGCTGTGCTTCTGTAAATAATATTGGTATTGCTATTGCATCAGCACTTCTTCTTCCTGGTACTTGTCCAGTATAATCTGTATCTAATGCACTAAATTCTATTCCTTCTGGTGCTGGATCAAATTCTGGTATCTCTTGTACCCAAGCTACTTGTGTTTTTTCTCCTGTTAACTCTGTTGCATAATATAATTTACTTAACATTGTTGAATATGGTGTTCCATTTTCCATATTTCATTCCTCCTTTATAAAATTTTTTATCTTATATAACTAAAAGAGTTCGTTAGAGCATTCCAACGAACTTCATATGTAGTTATAAACCTATATTTTTTAGTCACTTCATCAAATGTAATTGGACTTGAATTAGTCCTTATAAAATTTCTTTTTTGTAATTTTTTATCAGTATTATCTGCCATTTCCATGCATATTCTTTGCTTATTATCCCAATGTTCAATACTAACTTGAAATGTTTTTCTTATAGGAATTGCATTGTCTGTATTATTCACACTTTCAAGTGGTGTATCTATAACCCTACATGGGAATATACTTTCTGTTGTTGGAGTTGTTAATACTGCTTCTGTATTTACTCCTTCTGTATCTTGTATCATAGATAAATCATCATATAATAAGTCAGACATATCTTTGGTTGTAAATTCATACATTATTCGCAAACTCCTTTCAACATTTCGTATATTTGTTTTTCTATTGCTTCAATATTAGTATCTCTAGTTTTAAATTCTGCATCTTGTAAAAAGTGATTAGGTTCTTGTCCGTGTGCTATATAAAATTGCATACCTTGTATTTCTACAACTGGAAAACTTAATAGCTTATCTACTTTATTTACTGGAATAAACCACTCAGTGTATCCACTATCTAAAAAGTGTTTAGTAGTTCCAACGTGTTCTTTTTCAGCATACTGTCCTGTTCCAAAATATTCAAACCATAAATAAGATTGTTCATTACTCATAAATTTACTAGGGTCTGCATAAACTCTTCCCTTTATTTCTTTTGTAGGCAAATCAACCCTATCTATTATTATTCCTTCTTGATTATGCCCTTTTTCTAATCGTATAGCTTCTGTTTGTAGGTTATTCAATACTTCTTCTATTCCTTTTTGTATTGCTTGTGGTAATTCTTTTCTTATTTGGTCAAATTTCTTGAAATTATGCTTTGCTTTTATTTTACACTTTAACTTAATCGCCATTATACTTCTCCAATTTATATAAAGTAGTTTTACCTATTTTAAGGTCGTCAGTTACTAAGTAGTCTGGTATGAAACTGTCAAGCTTTGATATATCCGAAATAGATATTCCGTTGCCTTTTTTTATATCATATTCCATATCAGTTCTTGCATTTTCTATACCATAATCTACTTCTCCTGCACTATTTCGATCTAGTTCATTCAAATCTTGTTGTAAATTAAGATATGCCATATCTTTATATTTCCATATTTTTTTTATTTCACCATGATCACTTACTTTTTCATATTTAGATATCCATACTTCTGTTAGATCTTTAAGTAACATTATTTAATCCTCCTTAGACCAGATTTAATGATGTTATTTCTTAACTTATCTATGATATCTTCAAACGAACTAGACATACTTCCTTCATTTCTACTTGTTAACCCCTCTGTACCTCTTGCGAGATATTCAGCTTTTACTGCTTTCTTTATGTATGGGAATAATTTTTCATCATCTTTTGGTCTATTAGAAATATCTGAGGCAATAGAACTAACTTCCTCTAATATTTCATTTAAGACTTCTTTATCTTTACTTCTATAATTTGAACCTAAATCTGATATTATCTTGCTAATATTATTGTTATCTGTCATTCTATTGCCTTCCTTTCTATTCAAATATAGCATTATTAAATGTTAATGTAACTACATTTTCATCATCTACTAAAACTTCAAATTTAGCTGTCTTAGTAACTCTAAATACATTATCTTTTTCAAATGGTATATTTTCTTTTGTTGCTGTACCATTTTTCTTAAATGTCATAGTAGTGCCTGTTTTTTCTAAACTAAATGGGAAGAAGTACCCAGATTGCTCAGTAACATTAGACGAATTAAATCCTGTATATCCAGTTACTTTGTGAAAAGTACCTGTTACATTACCATTTTCATCTACTTTTACGTCTGTACCTATCATATCTAATACTTTCTTTCCATATAGCTCTGTATCTTGACTTGGTATTGTCACATTTTCATTAGTTACTAGACTGACTTTTTTTTTACATAAAAAATAGTATCTTCCATTAAAGCTTTTGTTCCTTTATATAAGTAATCTTCTAAAGCAACCGCATCATCAAAAGGTACTTTTTCAGCTGAATACTCAGATACATAATAAGGTTGAGCAATCGCTCCATCCATCATTACAACAGCTTCAACATCTGTTGGTAATCTGTTTGACTCATAAACTCTGACTGAGTCATACATACCAATAGCTTGTTCTTTAGGATCTGTACCATTTGGTAATTCATCTAATATTTTTTTCATAGCTTTTCTGTATGTGCTATTTACTACGATTACTAGTAAGTCTGACTCAATTCCATCAATAAAGTCATTTTTTAAAGTTCTAGCTCTTCCTAGTAAATCATCAATTGTATCTTGTACATTATCCTTAGGTGTTACTTCTGTTCCTTCTGTTACTTTAGCAAAGAACTCTCTGTCTAAATATCTTATAATAGCTGATTGATGATTTACTTTTCTTCTTTCTGCCATTCCATCAATACCATATAATTTAACATCTTTTCCTTGTAATTCTTCTACAATTTCTTTATCAGTATCAATAACTACTTTTACTGGTTTGCCTTTTACTGCATCACCTTTTCCAGCTTTTCTTGCTGTTCCTTTGTCTTTTAATTCAGCATTTACAAATCTTTTATATTCAATTACTCCACCTTCTGGAGTTCCTGAACCATTTTTAGCTTTTATTTGCTCAGATACTGCTTTTGCTGATACATTTTCTAATACTTCACTTAATACTTGTTTTAAATTATCTTTTGTTGTGCCATCTTGTAGCATTATATTTAATGCTTCTTGTGTAATTTGTTCACTTGCCATTTTAAATTCCTCCAATCTATTTTTTAATAACTTGCTCTAGGTATTTCTTTCATATTTGATTTTTCAATACCTGTCTTTGATATAGGTGTATCTTCTTTTAACCTTTCATTTACGGCTTTTTCAACTGCTTTATTAAACGCAATAGATATTTCATCTATTTTTGTATTTATTTCGTCAGCTTTTGCTGTACTAAAATTAAAGAAATTTAATAAAGATACATCTAATCCTTTTTCACTTGCTATTTTTAATGCTTGTTCTTTTAACTTATAAGCATTTAATTCAGCAAGTGCGTCTGTTTTTTCTCTTTCAGCTTTTTGTGCTTGATATTCAAGCTTTTGTTCTTTGTTCATTTTTGCAAGTTTTTCAGCTTCTGTCTTTTCATTATCCATAATTTCTTGCCAGTTTGTTTTAGCTGTTTCAATTGCTTTTTGAACTCTTCTATCAAACTCAGCTTGATTTTTACTATCTTTTAAAAACTCATCAAAATTACTTAAGTTTTTTGCTCCTTTATCATCATTTTGATTTACGTTTTGGTTTTGTTGTGTATTTGTTCCCGCTGGTTCATTGTTTGCCCCAGTATTAACATTTACATTTTGGTTTTCTCCTTCCATTTCTTGCTCCTTCTGCCCCAGCCATTGTATTTCTACCCCAGCCATTGCTTTTTAAATTTCGTTTATTTTATAAAGCCTAACTACGATAAAACGGCAACAAAAAAAGACGCACGTCTGCGTCTTGATTTACAATTATTAAATTTTAATGTCTAATAGATGAATTTCATTCCTCTAGAATTTTCTTATATTTATTCTTGTTTTTCTTGTATTCCTCATATTGCTTTTTTATTCTTTCTGGTGCATTTTCTTTTAATCTAGCATATCCATCAATATCTCTTTCATAGGATATCCATTCTATCCATTCATTATTTATCAAAGGTTTAATTTCAAATCATCTCCTTCATAATCTTTACTATTTCTTTACTTAAAGTATTAGATTTCTTCTTGTTACAATAATAATCTGCAAATGCTTCTGCTATCATTTCTGAGCTATCTGTTAAAGCATAATTTGAAATACTATTTATCATTTTCTCCTTTTGCATCATATCACGTATTTTTAAATTATTGAAGGCTTTTTCTACTATTTTATCTGTTGTTATGTTATTATTATAATCAAATACCATTGCTTTCAGATTATTTTTATTCAACTTCTTTATAATTTCGAAACTAACCATATGTCCAGTTTCATGTACTCCTATATCTTTATAAGAAGTTCCTTTCGGATTGTCGTGCTTCTTTGTTCCCAAGTCATAAGTATCTTTTATTTTGTTGTTGAAAATATTTTCGTTTATTTCTAATATATATTCTTTTCTGTTTGTAGGCCTTATTGACATTGCTGAATTATCATTTTCTTTTGTTACTTTATATTTTATGTTTCTACTTTTAAGAATAGGAAAATCCTTAAATACCTTTTCCATTTTTTTAAGGTTGCTTAACAATGCTGTTTTATTAATTTTACTTAAAGCTTTATTTGTTAAAATTTTAGCTCCTTCAATAATCAGGTTGCCTCTACTGTCAAAAGTAATATTTTCTTCTTTAACTGAAGATGAAACATATTGTATCATGCTTCTACACCAATGAAAGTGATGTGAAATAGGTGGTAAGTTTAATCCTGTTACAAGTCCAAAGCATTTTATTTTTTCTATTCTTAAGTCTTTCTGTGTTTCTCCATAGTATCTGTTAAACTCATTCTCCTTATTTATATAGAATAGTTGACCATCTAAGCTATGGCACATATCTGTTTCCTTACCGTCGATTACTGCAATAAACCTTACTTGAGCATCATTATCTATTTCTTTTATCCCTTCCACTTTAGCAAGGTTATTTACTCCAATTAATTGTGCATCTATATCTCCTGATATTTTATCTCCTTTTATATTAAGCTTAGAATTGTTTTGTCTCTTAATTACATTTTGATATATATCATTTGTTATATCTGGTTGTTTTTGTTGCTGTAAATCGATTGTCATTTGTCTATATATTTGTTGTGCGTTAAATTGTATCGTTGCTTGTATATATTGTTCAAATACATAACCTTTTACATTTGGTTGGTCTAATAAAGCTAAAAATAAAGCCAATTTTAAAACATTTAATGACTTTCTTTCTTTTTTCGATAATGTATTATTTACTTCTTGTTGCCCTTCTTGATAGTAATAATTTGCGTCATCATACATTATATCTAATTCTCGCTCTTGTATTTTGTTTTGCTCTTCTATATAAGCCCCATATACAAGTAATTCTAGTATTTCACTATTCTTTACTCTTGTTCTACTGTAAATATTCTTTGCTAACATTCCAAAATATCCTGTTAACAGTCCTTTATCTTTCCATTCAGTTATATATGTATTAACTCTATCTTTTGTTTTTTTATCTGCTATTTTGTATAAAGTATCAAAATCAAACTTAAAAGTGTCTATTATTTCTTGTAGTCTGTTTTGTGTTTGCTTACTTGTTTTTAAGTATAATTGTTTTAACTCTTTCATCTTTTGGTCGTGGTACTTCCAATTATCCATTTACAACACCTCACTTTGTTACGGTGTCTGACTGCTTAATATTATTTTGTTTTACTTCTTGATTTTCTTTCATTTTTTTATTGTCTTGACTTTGTGTTTGTTGGTTTTGTTGTTCTGTATTTAATTGTGCATTACTTGTATCTTGTCCCATCTTTTGCATATTTTCTAAATTTTTTTCTATATTGGCTTCATTCTGCATATCCATTTCTGCTAGTTCTGCTTCGCTATCTAGATCATAAGGTAGGTGCTCTATTACTGTTTTGTCTGATAATAATCCTCTTAATTTTAGCCAAGCATTTACGACACTTTCTGTATCTGTTGGTAAATTCCTTGTAAGAATTATTTCTATATCTCTAAAATCATATTGTTTATTTTTCTTTAAATTTATTCTTTCTGTAATCATTCTCCACATTCTTAATAATTCTGCTTTAAACAAGTGATCTGCTTGTTGTAATACTTGTTCAAGTGGAAAAAATTTCTTTTCTAACGCACTAGCATTGTCTGCATTTGTAAAACCTTGATCCGTTACATTTGGCACACCAGATATCATTAATGCCATATCTAAACAAGTCTTCTTATGATTTTCAGAAGCTGTATCATTTATATCTTTTGTTACCCAATCTATATCTCCACTTTGGTCTGGTGTATAAAATACTTTTGCATTTAATATTGCTTCATCTTCTTTTTTTCTTGCTGGATTATTTATCATTATAGGTTGTCCATTGCTATCTACTTGTGGTTGTCCGTCTTTGTCCGTAGCTTGTATTATTGCTTCATTATCTGGAGTAAAACCTGTTATTTTTAATTTAGCATTATCGTTATATTCAAATGTATTGGCATTGTTTCTTATTACTTGCTCGTGTTTCTTTATTAAAGTTATTACATTTTCAAAGAAGCCTAAACAATCTGGATTTTCTACTGCAAAACAAGGAACATCATTCCACAACACTTCTTTTTTGCTATCTTTGACTTCTGTAAATTCGTATTTAACATTTTGATTTATATCTTTCTTTTCTATTCCATCTACATATTGCTTTTTATAGTCTTTTGTTATTATTTCTAAATGCGTTTCTATGCCTCCAGAAGCAGTATTTTCGAACCAAGCTCTTAATAGTCCTATCTTTTTCTGTGGTGTTTCATAATTCCATATTGCTACTGTATTTAAACTAGATGTATGTGCATAAACTTCTTCATTTTCGTTATTCTCAAATACTAAACCATAACAAGCGCCTGTTGTTATATAATCTTTTACACAGTCATAGAAAAAGCTACCATTGTCATTATATTTTGTAATATAATCAATGATAGCTTGAAATTCATCTGGATCATTTTTATCTCCAAAAATCTTATCAAATATTTTCTTTAATATATTTTTTTGTGTGTCATTTATTTTTCTTACTTTATACTGTGGCTCTTTACCTCCAAAATAGCCACTTGCTATAATAGTTATGTAATATTCTAATGCTACTACTACATCGCTTTTATCATATTTCCTTGTAAATCTGTCATATAAATACTTTCTATGCATTAGGATTGGTAATGCTTTTCCCCACAATATATTTATGTTATTATTTATATTTTTTCCACTTAGGAAGTTATTTTGATATTGTATTCTTTCTATTACATCCATATTCTTCTCCTTAAACAATATTATTATATCCAAAACTTATTGTGTTTGGCTTTGGATGTTCATAAACTCCTGTCAAACAATCCTCTGCATCATCATGTTCATTTTTTCCACTTCTTAAATAATGTTTTAAATGTTTTGCAAATTCTGGCCATCTATCTTCCCAATTTAATGGAAAATATATATTATTCATAACAGCTGTTGAATTGCTTAATATTCTTGCTATTTTGTTTTCACTTTGATGAAATGGATTGATCTTTGTATGATAGTTCTTCAACTTCTTTAATTCTTCTTTTACATTTCTTGCGAATCCCCTTCCACCATTATTACTTTCTATATTTGCATATCCAACTTTGTCTTTAGTAAGCATTTGAGCTACTGTTGGCTCCGTTGTTTCCATACTTTCTTGGGTATAAATAACATCTAAAATATAGTATGAATTATTATACATTTGATAATCTATTGAGCATAAATAATCTTCTCCCTCATCTGCTGTATCTGTATAATTCATAATATAGTGTGCTGGTGGCAACTTATCATATGTTTTAAACCCACTATATAATCTATTCTTAACATCTATTGGCTCTTGCTGATAATTTGCATATATAATGTCTTTGTTCATATTCTTAGTTTTAAGTAAATAATCTTCTTTATTTAATATTTCATTGCATAACATTGATCCATCTTTTTGTACTGCTTGATAATTAATATGTCTTACATTATCAAAGTTTTCTAATACATAACCTGCTAAATCGTTGCTAGCCCATCTAGTCATTATTATTATTAACTTGAATCCCGTTTCAGTTCTGGACATCATTGTATTGTTAAACCAGTCTATTTGCTTTTGTAATACGTTTTCATTGTAAGCTTCTTGAACATTTTTAATTAAGTCATCTATTATCATTAATGTACATCCAAAACCTGTTGCAGTTCCTGTAGGTGATGTTGCTAAGTAATTTGCTTGATTACTTCCTTCTAATGCCCATTTATTTGCACTAGCTTCACCATATTTTATTTTTGTATTCGGAAATATATCATTATATACTATTATTCCTTCTGTTTTCTCTGATGCTATTGTATCTCTTACAGACTTTGCAAATGTTCCTGACAGATTTTCGTTATATGATCCTGTCATTACTTTTTCATGATTATTTTTTCCAAATACCCATTCTGTTAATTTCCCTGCTGTTCTAGATTTCCCATGTCTTGGTGGTAACGTCATAACCATTATCTTATCTTCTGGCTTTGTGCCTTCGTAAAAGCCCTGTAATTGATTGCACATATCCTTTAGAAAGAACCTATCCTCTTTATAAAAATCTGATGCAGTTAATTTACAATATTCAAAAAAATCACGTCTAGCTAATTCTAAACGTGCTTGCTTTTTAATTTCTTCTTTTATTTTAGTATTTATCATCATTTATCAACTGCCTTAATTCTTCTGTTGATAATCCTTCAAATGGATTGTTTATATTTCCACTATGTTCTAATTGCTGTTTATCTGTCCAACCAAAATTGTTTTTTAAATTAAATATTATACCTGTTGTAGAACTATCTGTTATTAAATGCTTTTCTAGATAATTTTCTACTTTTAGCTTTGCCTTTTTTATAGTGTCGGAAAATTCAGAATTTTTGGCATATTCCGCTAATGTATCTCTACATATATCTAAAGCTAAACACAATCCAGTAACTGTATAAGGCTCATTCTTTTTTTCACATTCTTTGAAATACATCTCTATTTTCTGTTGCATTATTTCTACTTCTGTATATTTCTTTGGTCTTCCTGCTTTCATCTTTTCACCTACTCTTTGTACTGTATAATTACTATTAATAACATTTCTAATAACTTAATTCTTCCTCTTCTGATAATCTACACACTTGTATTCTACACAATTTGCTTCTCCATCTATTGCTACTACTATTCCACAACCTGTATAGTTTTCTTCTTTGTAATGTATACAGTTTGGGCATATTTCTTCTTTAAACTTCTGCATATTTTCTTGATTACTTGGCATATTAACACCTTCTTTTTTTATTTATATAAACACTATGCAGAACAAGTATATCTAATCTAAACTAGTATATTAGTACGTAAATTCGCTTGTTCTACATACTATTTACATATTTAAAAAATAAGACATGCTAGGATGTCTTATATATGTATAATAAGTTATAAGGAGTCTTATATCTCAGACATTTATATATTAACAACCTAGCTTGTTAATAGCTTAATTTAAATTATGGAATGCATTGTTTTATGATTTTTTAAAAAGTCTATAGCACTCCAATATGTTAAACCCTTTTCTTTAGCCTTTCTTATATAATTTTCTGCACTAATTTTAGTCCATTTTCTTGCCATTTTTTCCTCTCCTTCTACATATAAAAAAGAGCAAACATTTAAAACGTTCACTCTTATAGGGCTTGTAGTCATGGGCTTGGATAATTATATCCGACTACAGATGTATTATAGTATAACCTTTTATATTTGCAATTTAGTTCAAAACTTTTCGTTTTGCTTTTATTGCTATTATAATTATAATATAAGTATTTTTATTAATCTAGTGCAAAAACAGGGCAAAAATAGGGGCAAAAATAGGGCATTTATATTTTTATCATCTTTCTTGTTGCCTTTTCTACTATTCTCTTTATAGTATCTACACTTCTTGTTTCTTTATATATATTATAATACACTCTATTACCTATATCTTCATAATCGCAATTTTCTATATAATAGGCAACAAGAATTTCTCTTTCTTTATAACTTAATGCTTCTAGTCTATCTTCAACCGCTTCTACTTTCTCTCTTAATGCTTGTACTTCTTTTTCTAGATCTGTTATTTCTTGTTGTATCTTTAACTTCTCATCTTCATTTTTTGCTACTCTATTTCCAACACTATCACTTATTTGGTTTTTACTATGTATATCACTATTTAATTCATATTTTGCACTCGACAAGGAAGTATCTATATTTTCTAATGCTTTTAATCTTATTCTCTTTAAATTTAATTCTTTTAGTTTTATTCTTAAGCGTGCTTTATTTTCTTTGTATTGTTTTAACAACATTACTAGATCTTGCTTTATCAATCTTTTGTACCTCCTATTCTCTTATCATTTTCCTTAAAAAATTTGCTACTTTAAGGTAGATCTCTTGTGCTTCTCCTTCTGTATGTTTTACTAATGTTTCATATTTTTTTAGGTCTTGCTTTAATATGTTTTTAATTCCTTCTTTCATTAAATCACTTACTTTCTTTCAAGTATTTATATATTACTCTTTCTACTATGCTTAAAGCTTCATAGTTAGTTATCATTTTCCCATCATGTCTATGTCTTACACTACTTCTTATTATTTTAATTTGCATATTATATTCTCTTCTGTATATTTCTGCTATTTTGTTCTTACTTAATCCACTTCTCCATAGATCTATTATCTTTTTTTCTTTCATACTACACTCCTCTAGAATGTAGTATTTACTTTTATTTTTCTAATAATTCTGGATTATCATATATGTTGCCTATTACTTCTAGTTCTTTACCATAATAATTATCAAAATCTGCACACCAACCTTTAAATTGAATAATATATTTTGCTGTTTCTTTATCCCATAAAATAAAAGCAGTCTCATCTTCTGGAATTACATATATTATATCTCCTTCATATATTTCTTTTCCGTTTTTATCTTTTAGTCCTGTGTATTGTCCTATTGTTTCTTCATCTACACTAGTTTCTTGTAAGTGTTCATTTTTTATGAAATACTGATAATCTTCACTAAAAAAGCTTTTTATTTTATATAGATATCCATACGCCCATTTTTTACCTTCCGTCGTTCCTGTAATTCCTCTAAACTTTATTTCTCTCATCTTTCTTCCTCTACTTTCTCAACTAATCCTGCTTGAATTAGGTCGTATAATGTATCTTCTATTCTTCCTAATTCATCATCCCAAGAATGATATGTATAATCATTATTCATAATATCTAATACAATATTCCTTTTATTTATATATATTAGTACTTGATGATTTTCTTCTTCTTCAAAACATTCTGCTAAAAAGTCTTTTTCATAATATAATCCGTTTTTATTTAAACTAAAACCAAACTTTTCTAATTCTTTTAAATCTACACTATCTTTTATTATTAACATTCTTTCACTTTCCTTTCAAAATATTATTTTACTCATATAAACCATATTTCCACCAATTCATATATAATTCTTCTGGTTTATTTTTTAATATTCTTTCTATGTCTTTCCAATGTTCTCTTTTCTCCTTGAGTTCTTTTATATAATTTTTGTTTCCTTCTTTGTCATCATCCATATAATCTTCTATAGTCTCGGTGTAATGTTCTATTTCTTGATGTGCATATTTTTTGATTAAATCTATTTGTCTATCTTTTTCTTTTAGCATATTTAATACTGTTTCTGCCTTTTTACTATCACTACTCATTATATACTTTGTTGTCCATGTATTATTTTTTATATCTTCTAACATTTCTATAGCTTCTTCTTGTTCTTTTGTCATATTAGATCACTCCTTACCATCTTACTGGATTTGCTTTCTGATAAATTTTAAAATTAGTAAATAACCAATCTTCTAATTTTTCAAAGGCTTCATTGTGTTCTTCACTATTATTTACTAATATTTTTTTATATTCACAAGTTAAGTCTAATTCTTTAGTTATAAAACCTTTTTCCCAAACTTCATTTTCCCAGTCACTTCCTCTAAATGTTCTATTTTCCCAATTTCTTTCTCTGTTTTGTATCTTGTAATCTGCTAGTTCTCCATTTACTAGAAATGCAGTTGCAAAAACATAATGGGGATATGTATTAAAATCACTATATTCTAATTCTTTTTCTTTTAGCATTTTATTTTCCAATAACTTCTTAGCTAAACTTATCTTTCCTTGGTTTATCCAATACATTCTACTTTCTATTTCATATTCTTCATACGGTTTATTTTCTTTCTCTGCTCTTTCTAATTCTTCTTTCACTTTTTGCTCAAATTCTTGTTTAACTTCTTTTCTTATAATATCTACTAAGTTTCTATATTGCTCATCTGTTAGTTGTACTATATATTTTTTATTTGTTTCTTCTAACTCTTTTATTCTCTTGTCTTTTTCATTTATTTGATGTTGCATTACTGCAAATTTTATAGCATACACGCTATCTTTTTTACTCATCTTATACCTCCAATTTCAAGCTTTTTAGATGTTCTTCTGCTTGTTTTATCTCTTTAATTAAGTCGTAAATATTAGCTTCTTCTTGTTTAGCTATATATTCTCTTGTAGTTGTCTTCAAAATTCCTCTTAAGCAACTCTCTAAACTTGTATAATAGCCCAAATCTTTATAGCTATCTTGTCCATAATTTTTGCTTTCTTTATCTTGTACTACTGTTTTTTCTTTTAACACATAGCAATTTGTATTTGCATCTATATAAAATCTATCTGTTACTTTAATCATTTTTAATTCAATTTCCTTTCTAACATATTGATTTGATTATTTAATCTCCTATTTTCCTCTTGCAAATCCTTAATTTTCTCTTTATATGCTTCTACTCTTTTAAACTCTTCTTCTCTGCTATCTATTACTTTATCCAAATAATTTATATCTCCGTTTTTTTGTTCTATTTCTATCTGCAATTGTTTGTTTTCTTTTTGTAAATTTGTTAGATCCTTGCAGATCATTATTGTTAATATAAACCAAATTAAAGTTAATACTAAAATTAATATTGGTATAATTCTATATACTGTAATTTTTATTTTTTCTATTCTTTCTTTTCTCTCCAAATCTTTTTCTTTAAATACTCCCATTTTATTTCTCCTTTTCTATAAGTAAGTAAGTTTATTTACTTACTATTTCCAAATTTTTTACATAATTATTTCTTATATCTTGATTTATATGTCTAACTCTTTCGTTTTCTTTTACCGGTCTTATAAAATAATTAGCTACTAATCTTGATGTAGTAAACATCTTTGCTGTGCTTTTGTTCCATAAATTAACTTGATATCCATACTTTCCGTTTCTTAACGCTTTTATGTTATTAGTTGTATCGTTTTTAACTCTTCCATAATTACTTATAGAATAATTAAAGCCTTCTATTTTTCTCCATTCTTCATCTTTAAGAGTAAGTTCTAAATCTTTATATATATATATTTCAAACTCAACTTTTTCTATTTTAAAAGCATTAATTAATTCTTTAACTATTTCTATTTTCTGTCACTTCTTTCTTCTTTTTGTGATGTTTTAAACTTCTTTCTATTTTTCTTATTTGCTTTTGTATGCTTATACTTTGTAATAATTTAAAATTTTTAAATCTAACTACTCTATATTCTTTATCTTTTTCTATTTTTCCTTCTAACTCAGCAATTAGAATATTATCTTTGTTATAAATTATTATTTTACTCATTTTACTTCTCCGCTTCTGTCCGTTAATGTTAATTTCATCTATTTTTTTATAGACTGCCACCTTGCTGTCTGTTAATGCGTCATATTTTTTCTTAACTATTTCTACATATCCATACTTCTCTAATTCAGTAAGTCTTGGTGCTGTTTCTTGCCTCTCTGCAGTTCTTATTAATCCGCTTCTTTCTAATCTTCATTGCTAATTCTCTTGCTGTCATTGGTTTATCTAGCTCTTTTAGTATTAATTTTTGTTTCTTACTTAACTCCTGCTTTTTATAACTTTCATTCCTTGTTACTTTCGTTATTGGATTCATATTTCTTCCTCCTTAATGTGTTTTCAAGTCTTGTGTATATATTGCTATGCCTTTTATAATCGCAATCATCATTTTGCATTTTTCCTCTTTTGTTGCTTTTCTTATATCTTCCTCATTTATTACTTTTCTCATCTGTTACCTCCTCATTGTAAGATTTGTAAATGTACTTATTTTCTTATCAAATCTCACTTGTGTTTTTACTAATCCTCCTGCTCTTTGTTTTTGCAGATCTACTATTATATCTTCTACTGCTTTTTCTTTGTTATCATCATCTTCTCTGTATAGGAAAATTACATTATCCGCATCTTGTTCAATTGCACCAGACTCTCTTAGGTCTGCTAAAGTAGGTACTGTTCTTGCACTTTCTCTTCGCATTTGTGAAAGTGCTATAATTGGTATTTTTAGTTCTAAACTTAGCAATTTCAAAGCTCTTGTTATACTTGCAATTTCTTGTTCTCTGCTGTTTGTTTTTTCTTTATTTGTTATTAACTGCAAATAATCGATTATCAACAATCCCAAATTCCATTTATTTTTCATTCTTTTTGCGTACAGCTCTATCTCTTGAATTGATCTTGCTCTTGTTGTTATGTTAAGATTTAGCGTTGCAATCTCTGCTATTGCTTTATCTACTTTCATTAGCTCTTCTGTTGTTAGTTGTGCATTTCTGATTTTTTTGCTATCTATTCTTGTTTGTCTAGATGCTAATTTCTGTATAATTTGCACATCAGACATCTCTAGACTTATATATCCAACATGTATACCTTTTTCTGCTATCTTAGATGCAATCTGTAAAGCAAACGTTGATTTTCCAACAGAAGGTCTTGCTCCTACAATCGTTAATTCCTCTTCATGTAATCCATTTGTTTCTTCATCTAGATCAAAAATTCCAGTAAAGTATTTATATTCATACTTCTGCTGATGTTTCTTGGTTATTTCGTCTGCTGTCTTAACTGCAGAATCTATTATTGTTTCTTCTCTTGTCATATCTTTATTTATCTCGTTAAGTTCTTTTATTGTATTTTCTATGTATTCTTCTATGTTCTCTTGCTCTTCTACTTCTTTTGTTAGTTTTAAAGATAAATTTCTTACTTTTCTTTTTCTTGTCATGTTTTTCAATTGACTATATGCATATTCTAAGCTTGTCCCATATTTAAACTCTGCAAGATCAGAAATATACTTTAAAACTTCTATATTTCCATTAAGTTCATTCTTTATGCTTATTGCATTTATTTCTCCATGCTTTGCATTTATTTTTTTAATTGCTGCATATATCTGTCTATTTTTTGCAGAAGTAAAATCTTCTTCAGATAAGTCAAGTTCCGCTTCTGCAAATATAAGATAATACAGAACTATTTTCTCTATCATTTCATCTTCCATTATGTTCCCTTTCCGAGTACTCTTCTTTCATAATCTTCTTCACTCTCAAATGTCATCTCTTCATACTCTACCTTTTCTTTCGTTTCTTTTTTATCGTTTAATTTAGGGGCATTTTTATTTTGTTTAAATTCTTCTTGCCTTTTCAGAAAAGCTTTCTCCGTCTTTATATTATCGGCGTCGCAATTTTTTAAAATTGATCTTGCATATTTCCAATTTCTTTTATTTCTACTTACTGTTTCTTTTAATGCAGATATTATTAGATCTGCTTCTAGTCCATCTTCTAAGAAATGTTGGATCTCTTCTGCCACAAACGGAGTAATTAGTGTTATGTTTTCCTCGTAAAATTTGACTATTTTTGAAAAGTCCTCTTCTTCTTTTTCTTTATTATTATTACTTGTATTATTCTCTTCCATGTTTTGATGGATAGGGTATCCATTTTTTGATGGAGAGGTATCCATTTTTTCATGGATAGGCACCTCGTTTTCTACCTGCTTATTTTTTATTTCTATATAGATTCTTCTTTCAACTATTTTCTGATCTTCGTAAATTAGTTCAATTTCTATATATCCCTTTTCTTTTAAATGGTTTACCCATGTTGATATTGTTTTTTTGTTTACAAAATATAGATCTGCAAAATACATATTGCTAGCATTGCAATATCCATTTTTATTAGATAATGCAGAAATCTCTCCATATAACAATTTCTCATTTGCTTTTAATTCCTTATCATATCGAATCTTTGCAGGTATTACCGCATAATAGCTTGGTACTTCCATGTTATGTCTCCTCTCTTGTAAAAAAATAAAGGCTAGATCATTTTGTCTAGCCCTGTTGCTTATTTGTTATATTCTTCTAAAATTTTATCCTGTATCATTTTTCTCGTTTCGGCATTAATTGGATGTGCTATATCTTTTATTTCTCCATTTTCTGTTCTCTTACTTGGCATAGCTATAAATAATTCTTTCTCGCCTTCAAGAATTTTGATATTATGTACTACAAAACATTCATCTATCGTTATTGTTGCTAATCCCTTTACTCTATTAGTTGTTTTTATTTTTAATATCTCTACTTTTGTTATCTTCATTTTTATTCCTCCTCAAAATAATTTTTCTTAAATTCTTCTAGAAATTTCTCTTCTCCATATCTTTTTATAAAAGCTTCTCTAGCTATATTGTGTAATAATTGTCTTGTTTTCTTATCTTCATCTGCTTTTTTATGGCATATTCTACATAAGTAATAAATCAGGCTCCACTCTACGCTTTTCTGTCTATTGCATCCTCCAAAAGCTTCATGTTTATCTAAATCTTTTTCTTTAAATACTCTATTACACAAAAAACAATATGTTTTATCCCTTTGTAAAATGCTAGTTCTATTTCTTTCTTTTTTTGCTAGTTTCTTACTTTTGTTTTTTATGCTCTTATTACTTTTGTAATCGCGCTCTGAACAATTTTGACAATCTTTTAATATAATTTCACGCCTTTTACTTCTACAATAAAAATATGGACGATATTTTCTACTTCTTTTGGTTAAATATTTACATGTCATTTTCTCTTTCCTTGACTTTTTTTATCTTTTTGATATAATAAAAATGATTTATATACGCAAATCTATTTTTTGAAGGGTTATCTTTGTTTTGGGTTTTAAGATAACTCTTCTATTTTATTTACATAAAAGTAGCGTTTCACATTTATAATGTTGTCTCTTAATTCTTTCTTCTCTTCTTCTGTCTTATCTCTCATTGCGTCTATATCTTGTATTTCATTAATTACCATTACAAACTCTTCTAAGTATTCCTTTTTATCTGTAACGTTTCTTTTTCTTAATCTTTTATTTTCATCAAGTGCACTATTTAAAGCCTTTTGTAGAGTATGTAATAATCTTGTAGTTAATATAAACATTTTCCTTCTCTTCCTTTCTTTTTATTTTTTTGCTATAATTTCTCTCGAAAGCGAGGTGTATTGCAATGGTTGTTTTTGCAAATATTGTTGGGAAATGGATTGAACTTGATGGTGAAGATTGTATCGAAGATCAACCTGCTGAAATTTATGTAAATTACATACTTTCTAAAGAAAACATTAATTCTTTGAATAAATTTCTTAAGGTGGCTCACAATAATCTTATCTATAATGTCCATATTTCTCAGATTCAATGGGCTACTGATAGATATTAGTTCTTTAAAAGTACATTATTTATAATGTGCTTTTCATTTTTGTGCCTTCATATTTTTGATCAATATAATTTCTTATTTTTTCCCATTCGTAAAAGGTAATTTTCTCTTCTGATAATTTTTCTATTAGATTTTTTCTAAAATTTTTTATTTTTTCTTCCATCTATCTCACCTCTTTTAAATTATTTTTCATTTTCTAATGCATAATGCTATATAAAATTGGTACTACATAAAGTAATGCCATTCCTACAATACATGTAGCTTGTCCTACTTTTTTATAAAATAGATCCTCTTTTTTCATTTGTTTTCACTCCTTTCATTTATTTTTTTTAATTCAATTAAAATTAAAATTTCTATACTTTGTTTTGGATTATTTTTTAGATCTATCCCCATATCATAAAGTCTTACCGCTGTTTTATCTGCTACTAATTTCCCACTTTCTAATCGCGGAAAGTTTTTTTCTTTAAATCTATTTCTTGCCCATTCTGGAGAATGTCCTCTTATTTTTGCATAAAGCTCTGGTGTAATTGTGTCAGGAGCATCATCCCAATTTAATGTTATTTCTCTTTTTACATTCAAAGTTTTCATCTCCTTTCTTTTTTTGTGTCGAGCTGCGTTATTTTTGTTGACTTTTCTCAACTTTTCTTTTAAAAAAATATAATGGTATTAATTTTCTATTTAATTTTAAAGCTTTCATAGATCTTTCGATTTCATCTTGTCTAAATTTCACTTTATTACTTAATTTAGAAATTAAGGTTGTTGCAGACATCTGTATTTCCTTTGCAAAAGCTTCCTGTGTACCAAAGACCTCTTTTATCCTTCCACATAGTTTACTATAATCATATTCTATCAAAAATTATCACCTCCGTTTGTTGACTTTTCTCAACTTGCCATTATATTATCAAACTCATTTTCAAAAGTCAACACTTTTTTTGATTTTTCTCAACTTTTTCAAAATAAATTTTAAGAAAACTTGATTTTTTCTTAACTTTCCTTTATAATACACTTGTGAAAGGAATGGAAAATATGATAATAGATACGTTTGCTAACAGATTACAAAAAGCAATGAGCTTAAGAAATATGAAACAAGTAGATTTAGTTGAAAAAACTCACATTGATAAATCTTTGATTAGTAATTATTTAAAAGGTAAATATAAAGCAAAGCAAGATAATTTATATTTATTAGCTGAAGTTTTAAATGTAAGCGAAGCTTGGCTAATGGGATACAATGTTCCTATCGAAAGACTGTCGGATGATCTGCAAAAAATAGGTGCTATTCCTCTTTCAGATTTAGATGTTATCGATATTCCAATATTAGGCACTGTAAAAGCAGGATATGATTATTTAGCACAAGAAAATGTAATAGATTATATCTCTTTTAAAGTAGATGGAACAGATAAAGAAAACTATTATGCTTTAAATGTAACTGGAGATAGCATGACACCTCTTTTTGATGATGGAGATACAGTTATCGTACATAAACAAGAAGATTTTGATAATGGAGATAATTGTGTTATTTTAATCAATGGAGATGAAGCGACAATAAAAAAAGTATATAAAGGAAATGATGGTATAGAATTAAAAGCTGTAAATCCATACTACCCACCAAGAAAATTTACAAAAGATGAAATTCGAGATTTACCAATTAAAATTATTGGTGTTGTAGAAAAATCTATTAGAAATTTTAAGAACAAATAAAAAAAGAGAGAAATGTGTTCTAAAGTTCGCAGCTCGACACATTTCTCAAACAACCACTATTGAAAGTGATTTGTATTATTATATAAAATATACCTTCACTTTTCAATAGTTTATTAAGCAAATTTATTGAAAAATGGAGGTATTTTTATGTCAAGAGCAAATGGGGAAGGATCTATTTATGATACAATTCAAAAAATAAAAAAGAAATTTGATAATAGTAATATGTGTAAAATATGTTCTGAATGTACAAATAGAAGTTATTGTAATGATAGAACTGGATATATTAAATGTGATAAATGCCTAAATTGTACATCTAAAGATTGTGATAGATTTTACATATATAAGAAATCTTTTGCACAAATTTCTACCGCAGAAGGTAGAAAAACTGTCGGAATTGGAAAAACTAAAAAAGAAGCTTCTAATAAAAAAGCTTTAGAAGAAGAGAAAATTGAAAAGCAGAAAAATATAAAAGAAGGAAACAGTTCTCTTCTAGATACTATGAAAAAAAACAATAAAGAAAAACATGAATTAAAATTAATTACAGATAATACATATCTTAGAAACAATGATACAATAAAAAGTATTGAAAAACATCCTATGTCTTATAAAAACATGTTAGACTTAACAGAAGATAATATAAAAGAATTAATGTCTTATTTTGTATCTATAAATACTTCGCAATCTCAATTGGAAAAAATTTATGATCAAGTTACAGGAGCTTTTAAATATTGCAAATTAGATACTATTTCCAATATTAAAAGAACTACTTTTGTAAGTAATAAAGATATAAAAGAGGTAACTGCATTTACTGTAGAAGAAGAAAGAATACTATTAGAATACATTAATAAAAATGAAAACTCCTTAGTAGATTTTAGATCCAAAATTGATTCAAAAACTGTTAAGAATTTAATTAAATTTAATTTAGCAACAGCTATGCGTATTGGAGAAATATGTGCATTAAATAGAGATACTGACATAGACAGAATAAATAAAAAAGTATTAGTAAATAAAACTATTACTAAAGATATAAATGGAAAATCTATTGTTGGAACGCAAACTAAAACTGGCAGAAAAACAAAACAAGCAAAGAAAAAAGATATAAGATATATTCCTTTCTCTGTTCTTTTTGATGAGAATGAGTTTACAGACATTTTAAATGATCAATACATAATTAGTTCAAGTAATCCTTACAATTCATCTAACTTGCTTTTTTGCACAAAAGAAGGTAAATTAATAACTCATTCAGCTTTTAATAACATCTTTAAAAGAATTTGTCGTTCTGCGGGGATAAAATTAGAAATTCCAGAAGGATGTAATACACACATGATGAAACATACGGGAGTTACTAGGATGATCGAAAACGATATTAGAATAGATGTTATTTCTAAAATTGTTGGTACATCCGTAGAAGTATTAAGAAAAACATATGCACATATTTTAGATGATTTTATAGAAAATGAAATAAAAAAATCAATTCAAAATAGAAAAAATAAACTTTCTTTGCATTAAAATTGCATTAAAAAATACTTTATTTCCTGAAATATCAATAAAAAGCTCACTTATTTTCCGACTGGCGCCTCCAATTTGAATAAGTTTAGACGGTTATTATAGAGTATTACAAAATATTATAGATAACCAAATTTATGGTTCAAAGTCAATAGTTGGGGTGAAACATTTGAAAAGTGTTTTGCACCAGCTTTTAATGGTTCAAAGTCAATAGTTGGGGTGAAACATTTGAAAAGTGTTTTGCACCAGCTTTTTTGGTTCAAAGTCAATAGTTGGGGTGAAACATTTGAAAAGTGTTTTGCACCAGCTT